GGTGCTGCCGTTGAATGATAAAGCTAAAGCTTAATTAGGTGGTCCTTCCTAATTCTACAACTCACCCAAGCATTCCAGTAATTATCAGACAGTAATGCGTGTCTGGTAAATATCTCCCAGGTTTCATAATAAGAACATTCACTCCGAGTATTACAGAGGTGTAATATCTCTCTGGTGTATTCACTTTCACCATTTTTCTTTACTTCTTCTTGTAATTCTTTGTTACTTCCCCAATAACTTTCCCAATCCGATTTAACTCGGCTTCGTTTCTTTTTACCTTTTACTTGTTTTGTTTTGGCTTTGGTGAAAAACTTTTTACCCACATATTTTTTACCAGTTTTTATGTGTGTAATGAGATAGACCATGCCGAAAGCATGGCCTATATTTTCTTCTTTGAACTCTGTGGTTGTATTATGAAAGTACCAAGTCACTCATCGTCCTCAACATTATCCATATCTTCTAGTATGTAGGCGCCGCAGAATGGACAATTTTGAGGGTCTGATTCGGTTTGCTCTTCATCGTATTTAAGTGTGAAATCAGAACCACACTCATCGCAAATATGATGTAATGTTGCCATTAGTTACACCATGATTGTTTTGCATCACCATAATATTCACGAGCAAAACCATTTTGAATTAGCATCGTGCGTAGTGATTGGCCGTTCAGAATGATATCACCAAGAACACGACCACCAAATTTATCCCAGCCATACAGAACCACTTGGCGTTTCTGTGCAGCCGCTACAACATTTTTTGTAAAGTCAGTAGCTGCACGGCCTCTTTGGTCCTCTTGTGGGCATTGAGCTCTGTGGCCTTTCTCTGGAGTATCAACACCAAAGATACGAACCGCCAATTCAGGTTTCAATGGTTGTGGTAGAAATGGTGCTGCAATTACAACCGTATCACCATCGTTTATTCTTACAATTTGTGCATCATATGTTACACCTTGTGGTGTTTTTTGTGCGTATGCGGCTGGCACTACAATGGCAATGACCAACGCAATAAAAATATAGAGTTTCATTTTTCTCCTTTACATACTAGGTTTTTGTCACATTTTTCCATTGTACCATCTTGCGTGTTCATACGAATGATGGTGCCTTCGCTATCAATGTTGAAAGTGTATTTAGCATTGTTTACTTGAGGCATAAAAACTTGATAGCCTAAAAAACAAGTCATAATTAAGGTAAGTGCAAACATTAGTGAAATTGTTCCGTTTCAGTAGAATTTTTCATCGCAGTCGTAGAAGAGTTCGCCTCAATTGTAGTTGTAACGGCATCAAAATATGAAGTTCCAACCTCTCGTTGATGTTTGACAGCGGTAAATCCTTCTTTTTGTAAATCAAACTCTTGTTCTTGTAATTCAACAAACGCCGACATATTTCGTTCACGATATCCAGAAGCAAGCCTAAACATTCCAGCATTAATAGAGTGGAAGCCAGCAAGAGTAACAAACTGAAATTTATAACCCATGGCACCCAATTCCTTTTGGAAATTTGCAATCGTTTCATCATCTAAATTTTTCTTCCAATTGAATGAAGGTGAGCAATTATATGACAACATCTTACCAGGAAACTCTTTGTGAATTGCTTCTGCAAATTTCTTTGCATACTCTAAATCAGGTTTCCCGGTTTCACACCATACTAAATCAGCGTAAGGTGCATAAGCCAGTCCTCTACTTATGGCTTGTTCCAGACCTGGTCTGGTACGATAAAATCCTTCAACCGTTCTCTCACCCGTTAAAAACGGTTTATCATTTTCATCTATATCTGAAGTAACCAAATCAGCAGCTTCGGCGTCTGTGCGAGCAACCACAAGAGTAGGCACACCGCAGATATCAGCAGCCAATCGTGCCGCATTGAGCTTATTAATTGCTTCTCTCGTTGGAACCAATACTTTTCCTCCGAGGTGGCCACACTTTTTGACCGATGCAAGTTGATCCTCAAAATGAACTCCTGCGGCGCCTGCACGAATCATTTGCTTCATTAATTCAAATGCATTAAGAACACCGCCAAATCCTGCCTCTGCATCAGCAACAATTGGCACAAAATAATCTACATCACCTACGCCTTCCATCCATTGGATTTGGTCAGCACGCCGAAATGTGTTGTTGATTTTCTCAACAACTTTTGGTACACTATAAGCAGGATACAAAGATTGGTCAGGATACATTTCACCTGCCATATTTGCATCGGCTGCCACCTGCCAACCAGACAAATAGATGGCCTTTAAACCAGCCTTTGCCTGTTGTAGTGCCTGCATACCAGTTAAGGCACCTAGCGCATTTACAAATGGTTCATTATGTAGGTCTGTCCATAATCTACTGGCACCACGAGCCGCCAATGTAAACTGCTCATCAACCGAACCATACAATCTTACAACATCTTCTGCTGTATAATTGCGTTTGATACCACGCCAACGAATACTTTCAGACCACTCTTTTTGTAATGCTTCTGCTAATTGTTTTTTGTCAATCATAGTAAAACTCCTCTGCTTTTACTATGTATGTTGCATTTGCACACAAAATTATGCGGCTTTACCCCATACATCGTCCCATGTTCCAGACAGAGCGCCTTTTGCGTAGTCCGTAACACGATTCTCAAAGAAATTACCATGTATTGGTGCGTTAATCATTTCTTCAACCCATGGCAAAGGATTCTTTTTAACTTTAAAAATACCTTTCATGCCCATAGAAATCAATCTACGGTCAGCTATGTAACGAATGTATTGCTTTACATCTTCTGGCGTAAGGTTTTCCATTTGACCCATTTCAAATGCTAAATCAATAAACTTATCTTCTAATTCAACCATTCGTGTTGCAATGGTATAGATTTGTGCTTTGAGTGTATCATTCCAAATTTCATTATTTTCATGGATATAAGTTTTAAACAACTTAATCATGGATTCGGTGTGCATGGTTTCATCAACAATAGACCATGTAACAATCTGGCCCATGCCTTTCATCTTACCATGGCGTGGGAAATTCAGTAACATAATAAATGAACTGAACAACTGCATACCTTCAGTAAATGCAGAGAATACAGCGATATGTGTGGCCGTGTTTTCTTTTGTTGTATTTTTACCAGAGATATCTAATACATAATCGTGTTTCTGCCTCATCGCATCGTATTCCATAAACTGATTATACATTGTCTCTGGTAAACCCAATGTTTCAATTAAATGTGAATAAGCAGCCACATGAAGTGCCTCTCTTGCAGCAAAGCCAAGAAGCATCATACGAACTTCTGGTTGTGGAAAATATGGCAAATAATTCTTTACATAACCACCAGCAACATCAATGTCACCTTGTGTGAAGAAACGGAAAATGTGTGTAAGAAATTGTTTTTCTTCTTTGTTTAATTTATTTTTCCAATCTTTTACATCCTCTAACATAGGAACTTCCGAGTGAAGCCAGTGGGCTTGCTCATGTTTCAACCATGCTTCATATGCCCATGGATATGAAAATGGTTTAAAGTGTGTTCTATCTTCTGTTAGATTATATTTTTTCTTTGTCATCGGCCTCTTCCTGTAACTCTCTTTTGTGGTTTATTTGGCATTGCTGGTATTTTTGTTTGTTGTTTCTGTGTGTTGTTAAATTGTTGTTTCTGTTGCTTTAGTTTTAATATTTCTTTAAGATCCATTTTATCCCTCACAAGCTAAACAAACTTCTTCGGTTGCTAATTGTTTCAAATCAATTTCTTGTATAACTTCTCTTTCAATTTTCTTGGCCACTTTATCAGCCTTGGCCAATTTTTCACTACGACAATAGTAAAGCGTTTTTAATTTTTGCTTCCAGGCCTGAAAATGAACTGCATGGAGATATTTTACATTAACATCTGGTCTAAAAAAGAGATTGATAGATTGCGCTTGGTCAATGTAACTTTGTCTGTTAGCTGCATGGTCCACCACCCATCTTTGGTCAATTTCCATAGAGGTCTTATACACATCTTTCTGCCACTCATCCAGAAAGTTGAGGTGTTGAACGGATCCATCATTTGCGATGATTGATGACCAAATCTCATTGTAGTCAAGGCTTTTGTCATTGTCGCATTTCTCCTGTATGATTTTGTCCAGATATTTGTTTTTGTTTAGATATGCACCACTTAATGTGTCTTGTCTATAAGCATTAGCCCGAAAAGGCTCAACAGAAGGGCTTGTATTACCCATGATGATGGATGAACTAGCATTAGGAGCAATAGCGAGCATATGACTAAAGCGTAGACCGGTACCTTTAGCATCAGGAGCTTCACCCCTTTGTTTACCAAGGTATATGTTTGCTTGATCCAAATAAGCTCTAATGTGTTTGAAGATTTTGTTGTTGGCTGATGTGGCCAAAGCAGATTCCCAAGCAATATTGTTACGCTGCAGGTAAGCATGGAACCCAAGAGCACCAATACCAATAGAACGCTCTCGCTCGGCACTATACTTTGCACGAGCAATAGCATCAGGAGCATTGTCAATAAAATACTGAAGCACATTATCAAGCATCTCGGCAACATCACGCAGAAATAATGGGTCAGATTTCCATTCATCGTAATACTCCAAATTAACTGAAGATAAACAACATACAGCTGTGCGCTCTTTATCTGTTGGTAAAATAATTTCACTACACAAATTAGATTGTTTAATTGATAAGCCTAATTTCTTTTGAAACTCTGGCATTGCTGCATTACTTGTATCAATGAAATGTAGATATGGTTCACCAGTCATCATGCGAATCTCAAGTATACGCTGCCACAATTCACGAGCCGAAACTGTATCACGCACCTCGCCGCTATGTGGGTCTTTTAGGTTCCATGTATCATCGGCTGCTGGGTCAAGCATACACTTTTCAACCAAGTGCATGAAATCATCGGTAATATTAATACCGTGATGTAGATTCAGACAACGCATATTCTGGTCGCCTGTTGGTTTTCTCATCTCCAAAAATATGAGAATGTCAGGATGGCTAATGTCAAGATAAGCAGCGTAAGAGCCACGCCGGGTGCGGCCCTGCCTGTAAGCCAAACTAGAAGCATCATAAGTGCGAAGATGAGGCATGACGCCAACAGATTTGTCGTCAGCCGAACGAATTCCAATACCAATTCCAACACCGCCTCCTAACATTGAGAGCCAATTAACTTCCGATAAACAATCAACCAGACCTTCCGCAGAATCATCCAAATACGGGAGAAAACAAGAAATGGGAAGACCACGCTTAGACCGACCAAAAGATAAAATGGGAGTAGAATAAGAAAGCCAATGTCTAGAGCTATACTCATAGAGCCTTTGCGAGTGTGCCAAATCCGTCCCAAAAGATTTAGATACATATGCGAACCTTTCTTGTGGAGAAGTTTCATCTTCTCTCATATAGCTTTCTTTTAATCGTTTTAAACCTAATTCATCAAATAAGGAATCACGAGAGAAATCAACGGTGATGCCGTGAACAATGTCTGACATTCAATACTCCAAATTGTTATTATTATTTTGTTACAAATTCATTCGCCATCGGAAATACTTTGGCGATTACTTCAGCACATTTCTGTGCAATTTGAATGTGTTCTTTCTGTGTGCCATTTGCTGAACGGAGTTGTATGTAGTGAATCCAACTACGCAAAGTTCCATTCATATACAAACGAGAAACAGTATTGCCTTCGGGCAGAACAGCCCTGGCCTGTTCCTTTGCTATACCTTTATTCACCGCCCATGTATATGTTTCTTTGGCAAGTGCAATAAGGATTTTTTGTTTGTGTAACCATTCATCATTAATAAGGGCATGACCCAAAGTGCCATTCAATGAAACACTATTCTGTCTATTTTTTGGATCTTGTAATCTAGCTTCTCTTGTTACAAATTCTAGTTCTTTTGTTGGGTCAGCATAACGCTGAGAAAACTCCTGGAAAGAAAATGAACGGTGACGAAGCATTTGTCTGGCGATATCTCTTGTGGTTGTAATTTCTAAACAAACATTGACAACTTCCAATGGTGACCAATGTTGATTCTTTATGAGGTAACGAATTAACTTCTCACTTGTGTCTGTGTTGTTTTGATTGCTTGGATTAGATACTCTAGCACAAAAAGCAACCAAATCTTGCATATTCATCACATCAATCTCAACATTGTCCATTTTGGCAAGATCAATTGCTTGCTGAGAATAACTAATCAATTTCACATTCATATTTTCTTCCACATATTAAACTTGATTTGCGCTTCAATACTTCTGAAGGAGTTACTACTTATAATTCTTTCTATCTCATCCACAGTTTTTCCAGCAATAATCATTTCATTTATGTCCTTGCCTTGTGTATTGCTTGGCCAAATTACGACATTATGACCCGATTTGATTGCATCTTGCATCATCTTTACGATTTCTTTATTGCGTGGTTCATTATCAAAAATTAACAACTTCTCATCTGCTGAAATCTCATCTGCTGCAATGGATAAATTAGCATCGCCACTAGCCACACAATTAGTAAGAAACATTGAATCAATAGGGCCTTCTAGTATTTTTACGATGCCATCCAATGAAACACGGTCCATACCGTAAATCAACTTATTCTCATTATCATTTGTGCGAATTGTAACATAGCGAAGTGTTTTGTCACTTGTTTCTAGCGCACGGCCTGACACAGCAATCAAATCATCATACTCATCATAAAAAGGTATGACAAGGCGAGCATCATCTACGATTTGCTTGCCATGGTTTGGCACCAATGCATCTACAAATTGTTTGTAGTGTTGTGTGAATAATAACTTACTGTAAAACTCTTTTGGTATTTGTCGCTTTGAAATATACTCTAAGCAATAATGTCCACTTGGTAGTTTGTCACACCATTCGGCGTGTTCAAATACTTTTGCTTTTTCAACTCGGCCAAATTTGGGTGGCTGTATGTTGAGGATTGTGTTCGCTGAATAGGAGTTATTGGATTCACCTGTCTTATACTTTTCCAGAGTGTATTCTCGGTATAGTGACGAATCAATATGCTTGAGGAAGTTACCAACATTTGCACCAACTCCACAGTTATGGCATTTATAGATGAGGTCATTACCTTTTGGAAAGATATAGCCTCGGGCCTTGGATTTATTCTTTTGACTATCGCCGCAATAGGGGCAGCTGAAGTTAAACAAATAACTATTCTTCTGCTTGAAGTTACGCAAGCGAGAAGATACTAGGCGGACATATTTTGTATCAATTGGGAGAGACATAATATAATCATAACATAAAACTCACAAAAAATCAATACTATTTGAATAGTGTGCCTAAAACACCTAAGTTGACATTACCGATAATCCAACCAACAGCAATTGCCGCACCAAGAATCATCCACTTATATTTGTCAATCTCTTTAAGTGTATTGCCAACCACATTATCATCCTTTTTGTGATGCATAAGGTCATTTCGGAGTGCGTCAATCCTAGCAGAAATATGCCTTTCTACTTGGTCAATTCTATCGTGTAAATCTTTGATATCTTCTTTCAATTCTGTTTCTACTTTTT